GTGGATATGAACGCATTGAATGTATTTTTACTCAAAAATAGTAAAAATTAAGTAACTAACTACCAAAATATTCATGGTCCTCTTCAGGATTAGTTGGACGCTTAAAATCTCCAGCAGGAATTACGTTACCATTTTTATCAGTTATCCAATTTCCTAAACTAAAAGGGTCTTCTGATTCTTTAGTATTATCATCTCTTGGAGCCGCCACTACACTGATAGATTGCATTAAAGCAATACCATAAGCATCCGCCAAGTCATTATCACTTCCTATCTCCACTTCATCAAAGTTACCTAATTGATTAATTAATTCAGGAAACCATATATTTTGACAGTAATCATGTATAGATGTTTGCATAGCTCCAACCATTAATGGACGGCTATAAGTATTTAATGAAACCCAAAATTCATGTGACTGCTCACTATTCATACTCTCAAATTTCTTAGGTCTCGGCGCTAAGTATCTCATACAATTATGGTTTTCATACCATTTTATAATACCTGAACTACCAGCCTTATCTCCTAATGTATTACCAACTAAATCATAATAAACAGATAGTTTTAAACACATATCAAAGAATATCTCTTTTCTTTTAGGACGAGTACATATAACCGCCACTGGCATATTAAATGGAATACCAAAAGTATTAGGACGAGACATTACACACATAGCTCCTAGAGATTTAGACACACCTTTATCTTGATCGTAAGGGTCAATTCCTCCAACATAAAGATTCTTATACTTTTTATCAGGATGGTATTCATCAAGTATTAATATACAATCTCCTTCGTCATCAGTATCTTTTGCAGGAATAGCTTTTATTCTTAATGGATTTACTCTTTCTAATGTTCCTTCTTTAGTTACCCATTCTAATTTCCACTTTGAATACTTATTCTTATTTACTGTTATCTCGTCTTGTTGGGAATTTATCTTCTGTATATCGAAGTTATTACTAAACATCTTTCTAAATATCTCCGCCTCGTTTATTGGATTATTCTGTAAATGCTCCATGTATTTCTTTAAATCCCCTTTCTTTAACCTCTCTCTCTCTTCCATAATATTCTCCATGGCAGCTTCAGTGTCTTCCATTCCTATTATTTGGTATGGTTTATACTTCTTTAAAAGATTAGGTGTTACCGATACGTCTTTACCAAAACGAGTAGCGCCACCATAAAATGGTTTCTTAAATCTATCTCCTGTAATAAGATATTTAACAGCATTGTAATCATTAGGATTCTCCCATACTTTCTTAAAATCTTTAGAGCCTTTGTTAATATTACCTCCTGTTCCATAAATCATAAACATTCCAACTTGTGTATCTCCATCTATTAAACAATCATTAGTAGCACTAATAAACTCACAAAGATTCTCAAATTCTCCTGATTCTTCCGCCACAACATCATTTAAGAATAAACCCTTAAACATATTTGGGTTGTTGTGCATGGTTCTTACAAATATCTTACAAGCGTTATTTTTTAGAGTTGTCTTACCGCCGTCCATTAACTCGTATCCCGAAACTACTTCATCAGGGTTGTTTAATAGAGAGTTTACTCTAAATTCACTCTGTAACAAAGCTTCAGAATCCTCCCACTTTGTCATAAAATCCTCTGCATACTTCTTTTGTCCTGCCGCTATACCAGCTTGGTAAGACTCACTAAATCTATATCCGTGGTCAATAACAGCCTTTTGAGTAAACTCAGATATACCTGCCCTTCGTTTCTTTCCTATTATTAAATTCTTTCCATTTGCTTTACACCACTCTATTATGTAACATAATTCTAAGTGCATATCGCAAAAGTCAGGAGTAATAATACCGTGAACCGTATTCATATTATTAAAATTCATGTAGTAGTAGAATCTTCCTGGTATAAATATTCCTCCTGTTTGGTATCCGTTTATACATCTGTAAAGTTGTTCCGCCCAAAATGTTTCGTATTCAGTAGTCCCTATCACTTTAGTATTCTTTGCTCCATCAGCATAATCAGGAATGCCGTTAACAACTAAAGGATTGGGCAAAAAATTTTTCCCCTTAACATAAGGCGCGAGTAATATAGGTAGTTCTTTATAGTCCATCTTATCCTCGTTTAGCGGTTACTGATTTAAACATCTTTTGATTAGACTTCATTTTCTCAAGGAAACTAAGTTCTGTTTTACCTTTAAGTTCTCCATCAAGCAACTTTTCTTCCACCACTTCTCTCTCTATTGCTTGGATTGCTTTTCTGAACTTATCTATTGAGTCCATAGCATTCTTAATACCTGTTGTAGAATTATCGTGGTCTAATATATTAAGAAGTTCGTCTATTTTCTTATTATACATTTCTACTAATTCAATATTTCTATTGTATTGCAAAGACTTGTATGCTTCAATAGCCGCCGATATGCGTTTTGGACGCTTATCTTCGTTTAGTAATTCAGGTTTATTGTCCTGCCAAACGTGAAATATAGCCTTAGATACTCTTTGTCTTTCGGGAAACTGTCTGTAAATTGAATTGTAGTCGTAAGCCAAAATTATGAATAGAACTTCCTTATCTGTTAATAAGGCTAGTTGTGGCTCCAATTTTACTACATCGGGATGAAGAACTTTATTGTTCTTTTGGTCAATAAAAAATAAATAACTCATGTTGTTTTGTTTTAGCTAAAAAGCCGTGAAACATCTCATCTCACGGCTCTAATTTAGTAAATTTTTATTAATGTTTGTGATTGTTCTTATAAACTACACTTGTACTTATGTATCTCTTGTAATATAAAGGAGTGTCTTGGAACTGTTTATTGTAGTCTTTTATAAGAGTCTTTTTATCTTTATTAGCTACAACTACTACTATTATACATCCTCCGATACCTAAAAACAAAACTAAGGTTGCTATAAATTTCATGTTTTTTAATTCAAGTTTGAGTTATTTTTTAAAATATTTCTTCATCATCTGCCGATACATCCACAAATTCTGCTTTTACCGTGTTATCTAACATATCTTTTATTTCATCTTTATAAGTTTCTAATAGTATCTTAATATCATTCTTTAAATACATTGTCGGTACAACTTCGTTCTTATAGCTTATTAATTTATTATTAGAATCAAATACAGGAGTGATTAAATCTATAAATACTTTCTCGCACTTTCTCCCAGTCAATTCCTCGAATAAATGGCTATAATAAGATAATTGTAGGCTGATTTTAGTAAACTTTGTATTAGACAAGTGTTCAAATGGAGCGTTTAAGAAAGGTTGGCCACTAACAGTAAATAGAGAATCGTATCCTTTAACAAAGCATTTAAAGTCAGATAACACAAACTTACTATCTTTACGATTAGAAGTTAAACTTAATTTATCCCAACTCCCCGCTACCCTATATTCTTTAGAGTAAGGTATTCCTTGCTCAAATGTTTTCGAGTAGTTTCTGTACTTATACAATACATCTACAACGCAAGTTCTTAAATCTTCATCACTTTCATCTAAAGTAGCCGTTTGAGCATATCTTTCTAAAGCAGCATCTACTCTTGAGCCATTTACAGCGGTTTGTTCCCACCCTTGCCTTACTTCGCTTGCAGACTTGTCTCCGTGTTTACTTACTAGCTTACTGATACCTACTGCGTCAAACTTCTTTACAAGTTTACCATATAGTGCCGAAAATGAGATGTATTGATTACCTTCTGAATCAAAATACTTGTGTTCGTTAGGTTCTAAATACACCTCATTTGGAAATAGATTATGAATCATATTTATTTTTTAAGTTTAATTGGTTCTGCAACAGATTCGATTAAATTTGCGGTAAAATCATACTCGCTACCTTTATGGTTTAATATTCCATCAATTTGTAATGGAGCATCTTCTCCCGTCTCCATCTCTAACATTAAAGGCTCTTCTGCTTTAGTTTCTAAAAATACTTCTTCCACTTCTCCTTCTTCATATACTTCATCAGGACGAATAACTAAACATCCTAGTTTCTCAAGGATAGATTGACAGTAATCAGCTTTCTCTTCCGCCGACATCTCATTTAACTTATCTAAATCCATACTCTTATCCTTACCATGACGGATATAGCTTATCATTAAGTCTTCATCACTAATTTGTTTCAATCCCTTCTCATACTGCTCAACTTCTTCTAATAATGACTCTACTACATTCATAACTGTATCAAAATACTCATAATCATCGCTAGAATCTGTCTTTGGAGTACTTAATGTAATAGTCTTAGTATCAAATACTCGGCTTGCTACCTTAATCTTAAAGTAACCAGTAACACCCTTCTCAAACTCAATAGATAATACATCGCATCCGTCAAGCAACATTAGTTTTTCATTCTTAGTTGTACTATCTGTTATTAAACCACAAATATTTAAAGCAAAAAAACGAAACTCTTTAAGTTTGTCTTCTAAGTCTCTTGAAATAGGATGCTTTTTAGTTAACTTGAAGCCATCTTCAGTAATCTTGTTGTTCTTAGCCACATCTTCGCGACCCTCTAGGATTAATCCCTTTAAACCTCCTGCATTAACAGTGATTTTACTAATTGTTCTTTTCATATATTTATTTGGTTTTTAATTAAATCTGTAATAAATTAATAAATCTCCTTCTTCATTTATAAATAAGCTTCCTGTACTATTCATAAAGTAATTTCTATGAGTACTATAACTATATGTTTGATTTATAAATCTATCCATGTTCTTTCTCCATTTTCATAACATAAGTAATCATCAATGTTATTAAATACAATAATAGTAACCGTAACTCTCTGACTACATCTCACAACCCTCTTATCCATATCCTCAAGTAAGTATTTACTTCTATCTAAGTACTGAGCGTTTAATCCTACTTGTATGCTAAAAGGAAGTTTATTACCACTCGGATCAAAAGCTAAATTATCGTCAGCATAAACAGAAGCGTCAACCACAGGGTCTCTTTCACTACCACTATACAGTTCCATATACTGTAAATCATATACACTATCGTATATCGCGTAAGGCTTTATCTTATTAATTGACACCATGCTAAATTAATTACTTTTTTATTAATTACCTATTTTTTAACTCAAAGTTGAGTTACTTTTTAAATACCATTCATAAATATCATCATTTATTCTCTCTATCGGGCCATAAGGAAATGGACTCTTATTCCATAATATAAAGTCTATATCTTCTTCATCCGCCTTCGGGAAGTAATACAACACTAATTCATGTGGCAT